AAATTCTGGTTCTGCTGTGGTATAAGGATCACCTTCAGCGGTAAGACCACCAGTGCCATGAGATTTCACGAATGATTTCTTATAGGTTTCGCCACCTTTAAGATTTACAGTGTGAACTTGTTCCACTAACGTGGAAACTTCTCTGAATGGATATGGTGAGATTTTGTCATCGACATGCTCAGGGAGTAAAACTCCATCGGCAGTGACGGTAACAGTTCTGCCTTCTTTAAGGGCTTTGCCACGTGCTTCAACTTCTTCAGTAGTTTCAGTGGACTTGGTTTCAATGACAGCATTAACATCGAACTTACCTCTCATAGCGAGTTTCTTTTCGATGGCTTTGCGTTCATTTGTGAGTTCATCGACTTCTTTATCAAATGCTTCTAACTTTTCGACATCTGTTTCAGAATCGACTAAGCCGCGGATTTCATCAATACGGGCTTTGATTTCTTTGAGTCTAAGTTCTAGATTCATAAAATGAATTTCCTCCTAAATTTTGGTTTTAATGGATAGTCTTTTAACTAGCACTGTTTTTCGTTCAAGATTCTCTTCATTCTCCAATGCCTTTAGTTCAGCATCCGCCAACTCTAAAGATCGAGCGCTTGCTTGGATTGAAGTTTGATCGTAGGCCGGCAAGTCTACGACACTAACATCGAATAAGCGATCGATTGCCGTGATCGTTCTCTTTGGTAGCTTTCCACTTTTATCCCAGCTTTGACTTTTAACAGTAAAAGCAAATGACATCTTGTCTAATAGTCCAGCTTCAATGGATTTAAAGATATCCCTATTGCTGGTTGTGTCGATGAGTTCGGCATGAATCTTCAAACCTTTTTCATCAACTTCTAAAGAAAGAGAACCATTTCTGGTCCTCGCTAAGATTAGATGTGTATCAGTATGGTTGTACTTAAATGGCACATCCTTCATATTCGTTTCTTTTAATGCTTGAGCATCGATGACTTCAGTAAAGCCGTGTTCTTCTGTTCCTATGAGTGTTTCCTCATTGAAAACAATCGCATAGCCTTCCACTATCATCTTTTTGTTTTCTTCATCCGCTCTACTCTCGAGAGATGAGAATCTTACTTCTTTATCATTCATCTTGGTCTATTTCCTCCTTTGATTTAGGCTTTTTGAATAATTTATCTAGCTGATATTCACTAGCTTTATCTGCATCAACATAGTTGAGAGATTGTAATCGTTTGGAGCCACCTTCAATAGGTTCGAAGCCAAGCAAAGCTCTGGATTCGTTTAAGGAAAGAATTCCTAAACCCATAAGTTTTTCAATGGCTTGCACCTTTGTGTTCCACGATGCATATTGAAGTCTTTCTGAATAAAAGATGATTTGTTCACCTTTTTCCAATTGGCCTCTAGTTAATAATGCCTTTGAAAAGGCTTCTGACATGGCAATCGCAATACCTTCAATAACAGATTCATAGAAAGCGTTATATTCGTTTTCGTTGTACTTGTTATCAAAGATAGCGTCTGACACTCCGAAATAAGAAATGATTTTCTTTTGTAAAAAAGTGAGTGTCGTTGAATCGATTAATTTTGGATCTACGTTAAGCGGCACGTATTCGCTTTTTAAATCCACAGGGACGATGGAATTGCCACCGTCTTTACTTGCTTCATTTAATGCCTTATCAAATTCAGCCTTTTGAGCAGCTTTGTCTTTATCATTAAGAATGCCGTTTATCTTTAGAAGGCCTTTGATTTGGAAGCTTGTTCTAACAGCATTATCTAAACCCTGTAATACAGAGTCATTGATTTTGATTGTTTTTAGTAAAGCCGAATGATCAGATATCGCTCCACTTCCACCAAAGACATCGTTCGTTCCGTAGAACCTTCTTAAATGAATGATTGATTCATAAGGAAGAATAAACGCCTTCTTATCCGAGAAATAAAAGCGGAGAAACATGGCTCCGCTATCATCTTTAAGCATTTCAACGCTATTCGGTTTAAGTGGCCATATGGCTTTGAGCTCATAGGTCGCATAATCATATTCCGGATAGATAAATGCGTTGTTATTTAGATAAAGTAAT